TGATTTAGTACGGGTAATTAGAGAAGTTATACGACAAGAGGTAAAAAAGGTTCTAAAAGAAGAACTAAAAAAGGCTTTACCTCAAAAAGAAAAAGACCCAAACGAATTTGGTAAAATGATGGAACACGCTGATGAATTATTCAACGGTCCAAAAAAATCACAACAATTTACAAAAAACCCTGCATTAAATGAGGCTATGAATCAAACGGCTAATGATGAGTGGCCAACTATGGGAGGTAAAACATTTACTAATGGAAGACAAGGATTGGCTTCTATGATGGGTATGGAATCCCCAGACCAAATGTTCGGTGGAAAGCCAACAGTACAGCAAATGGTACCTAAAGATAGACAACACATAGAAATAGACGAAGATTTAGCTGGAATATTAACCAGAGATTATACTGACTTAATGAAAGCAGTTGATAAAAAACAAAAAGGAAAATAATAAATGCCTGATTACAGTAATACAACTCCTCCAAATACAGATGCATCAAACGTTTCTATAACGGTTGTGACTTTTGGGGCTGGATATATTACTGATGGTAAAATAACTACTGAGAGACCATTAGGAAGAGATAGTTATAGGGCTAGAGAATTTGGAAGGGCTGAGCCATTAGACTTTGAACCTGACGTTTCATTAGGATTAAAGTTGCCTTTCAAAGATTCAACTGGAAGATTGTTTGACGTAAATTATGTATCAATAGACCAAGCAGTAGATAATCTCAAAAATTTATTATTGACACAAAAAGGTGAAAGGGTATACCATCCTAGGTTTGGTACTAGACTAAGAGAATCATTGTTTGAGCCAAATTACCCTTCATTGGTTGCATATGTTGAAAAAGAAATAAGAGAGGCAATGAGTTTTTGGTTGCCATACATACACATAGAAAACTTAAACGTTAAGGTGCCTGATGTGGGTGTAAATAACACTTCTTTTATTGATAGAATGCATGGGTTAAAGGTAGAGTTAACCTTTGGATTAGTAAATAATAAATTAGATACTCGTACTATTGTACTAGAAATTAAGGCAGATTAACTATGGGAATACAAACAAGCAAAAAAGATTTAAGATATTTGAATAAGGATTTTTCAAATTTTAGAGATAAGTTAATAGACTATTCAAAAACTTATTTTCCAGATACTTTTACTGACTTTAATGAGGCCTCTCCAGCAATGGTGTTTATAGAAATGGCAGCATATGTAGGAGATGTATTATCTTATTATTTAGACAACCAATTAAGAGAAAGTATTTTAACAGAAGCACAAGAACGTTCAAATATAATGGCAATTGCCAGAGGAATGGGATATAAGACTCCACCTTCACTAGCGTCTAGTTGTACTTTGGATGTTTACTTATTAGTACCAGCAATTGGAACAGGAGCAAGTGCTGCACCTGATTGGAGATACGCACCTATTGTTGACGCAGGAATGAGAGCAAATGCTCAACAGGCTTCTCAAGAATTTTTTACCCTTTCTCCAATAGACTTTCAATTTTCAAGTTCAGCTGACCCAACAGATGTTTCAGTATACAAAATAGATAGTAATGGTAATCCAGAATCGTATCTACTAAAAAAACAGGTTTCAGTCCAGTCTGGTACTGAGAGAGAATTAAAGGTTGAATACGAATCACCTGTAAAGTTTGATAAGTTTTTAATACCAGATAAAGATGTTATTGAAATAATTGATTGTAGAGACTCGGATAATAATAAGTGGTATGAAGTAGATTATTTAGCTCAAAACACGATATTTGAAGACGTTAGAAATACAGCGCTTCAGGATTCAGAATTATCTCAATTTGGAGCAGAAACTCCATATCTATTAAAATTAAGAAAAACAGGCAGAAGATTTACAAAAAATACTAGACCAGACATGACAACAGAACTATTGTTTGGCGCTGGTAACTCAGGAAACGCTGATGAGTTAATAGTCCCAAATCCTGATAACATAGGATTACAATTACCGTACGGAAATACTTCTGCAATGGACAATGCTTGGGACCCATCAAATACCATGTTTACAAGAGCATATGGACAGGCTCCTGCAAATACTGTATTAACGGTTAGGTATTTAGTTGGAGGAGGTATAAATTCAAATGTAAAGGCTGGTACAATAACAGACGTTTCACACGTAAGTTTTACAAAAGACGATGATGGATTAAGTGGAGCAACCTTTAATTTTGTAGAATCATCTCTAGCGGTTAATAATCCTGAACCCGCAACTGGTGGAAAATCTGCAGAAACATTAGAAGAAATAAGACATAACGCAATTGCTCATTATGCATCTCAACAAAGAGCAGTTACCAGAGAAGACTATATAATTAGAGCCTATACAATGCCCCCTAGATTTGGTAGTATAGCAAAGGCATATATTGTACAAGATGAACAAGTAAATCCAAAGTCTGGAGATACTGTAGAAAATCCATTGGCGCTTAACCTATATGTACTTGCGTATAATAAGGATAAGCAATTAACAAACGCTAATGACGTAACAAAGGAAAATTTAAGAAATTATCTAAGTATGTTTAGGCTATTAACAGATGCAGTAAATATTAAGAATGGTTTCATAGTTAATCTAGGAATAGACTTTTCAATAGTACCTTTACCAGGTTACCAAGGAAAAGAGGTTTTACTAAGGTGTATTGATACGCTAAAGGGAATATTCAAGATTGATAAATGGCAAATGAATGAACCTATAATTTTAGGTAATATTGCAACAGAAATAGACAGGGTTGAGGGTGTACAAACAGTAGTAGACTTATCTGTATACTGTAAGTTTGATAAAGATTCAGGATACTCTGGAAACTTTTATGACATTCAATCAGCAACAAAAAATAAAATAATATATCCATCTCAAGACCCATGTATATTTGAAGTTAAATATCCAGATTCAGATATTCGTGGTAAGGTTGTAAGCTTTTAGGAGAAAATAAATGATATACTCAATAAGGCCAAAAAAAGATACTACAATTTACGAGTGGACTTCTAGTATAAATACTGGAATAGACGAAGTACTAGAAATAGAAAAAATTATATCTTCTTCAGGCACAACAAATACATATAATTCTAGAATACTAATGAAATTTGATTTATCAGACATATCACAATCTGTTAGTAGTGGTCAGATAACTTCTCCAAAGTACTACTTAAATTTATATACTTTGTCTGGAAAATCTTTAGCATACAAATATGGATTAGAGGCTTTTCCGGTTTCTCAATCATGGGATATGGGTAAAGGAAGAAGAATTGATAGAACAACTATTGGCGGAGTAATATCTCACGACTCAGAAGGCGCTAGTTGGACATATAGAGATGGAGAACAATATTTTGGTACACAATGGGCTTCTCAAAGTGCAGCTGGCTCTCAACTTGAAGAAGGAACAACTGGTTCTTTTTGTACAACTGTTGGTGGAGGTACGTGGTATGTTGGATCTGGTAGTGCATCTCAATCCTTTGACTATGAAGATACCGATGTTAGAATGGACGTAACAGATATAGTTAATGGTTGGCTAAATGGAACTATCACATCAAACGAAGGATTCATAATAATGAGAAGTGGTTCTACACAACCAGGGGTTGTAGATGAAGAAAGAAATGGAAAACCGTATGGTTCTTTACAATTCTTTTCAATGGATACCCATACTATATATGAGCCAAAATTAGAGGTTTCTTGGGAAGATAGACAAACAACTAACGTGCTATCTGTAATTGATGTAGACTCAGACAATATAGTAGACATTAGAACAAGGGGCACCTATAAAAAATCAGACAGGGCAAAGATACAACTAATTGCAAGACCAAAGTTTCCAGAAAAAACATATGTTACCCAATCAGAAGCTTTAACGAAATATAGACTGCCTAAGTTTTCGTATTGGTCTGTAAAAGACATGGTTACTGAAGAAACAGTAATTCCTTTTGACAGCCAATCTACATGGATGAGCAATGATTCTGATGGCAGCTATTTTAATTTATGGATGGACCAATTTTACGAAGAAAGAAGATACAAGTTTGTCTTCAAAACTCTAACAGGAGATTATGACTATCCAACAACAGAAAGAATATACGATAACGATTATACTTTTAAGGTGATTAGATAATGGCATACAAACCAACTAAAAAAACTGCTAGAAAGCGGGCAATAAGAAAGGCAAGGGTAAAAGATAGAAAAATATCTCGTTCAAAAAGACCTGTTTTTCCAACTAGCCCTATAATGCCAAAGGCAGGCAAAAATGTAAGAAATATTGTACGACTTAAACCAGGTTTTCCTGACAGATTTGAAAAAATCCAACCACAGTTAACACCGTTTGCAAGGGCATGTGTTATTGAGGCTGAACAGGAAACTAGGGAACAGTATAAATTAAGAAGTGACTTTGACTACTCTCTTGGATCGTTTTCAGTTAAACCTTCTGATAATAATACAATAGCAACTGATGGAACAGATGATGTTGGAAACGAGGTTGTAAAAACAGAAAAGGTTGTAAGAACAGCAAATGGCGTAATAGTTTCTACTGAAGATAGTGAAGACAATGGAGAACGATATGTTGTTGCAAATGCAAGATATGTATTTGAACAAGACGATTTCTTAAGAGTAGTAGATACAGAAATAACAGAATTAGCATTAATGCCAAAACCATTAGATGGGCCAAATAAAGCTCCAACTATAGTAGGACTACTCATATACCCAGGACATGGTACACCAGATGGACAATATTCAGACGGCTGGTCTATACAAACATTACTAGAAATAGGAGAACCTAGTTATCAGGTACACTCAAATAATAATATAGTACTTGTTGCAGATGCATACAGTTATATAGACAATGACGGAACAAGGGTTGATGGAGACTTAACATACACTTGGAAGTTTACAGCGGATGGTATGGGTAAAGCTATGAATGCTGT